GAACTGTCAATGTGATCCAACATGTGAGTGTCGGGCAGCTAATAAGTATTTCTATGCAGCGAAACTCTTACGGGTAGTCGACGGCGACACTATTGACGCGATGATCGACGTTGGTTTCGACATTCATCACAAAGCTCGTATTCGTCTTCTTGGGATAAACACTCCCGAGACTCGTACCAAGGATTTGAAGGAAAAGGCTGCGGGTATGGCTGCCAAGGCATACGCCAGCGATTGGTTGGACGGTCTTGACAAAATCTACATTCAAACTCATAAAGACAAGAGCGGCAAGTTCGGACGAATATTGGGCGACATCTATTCCGACGAGAATAGGACTGCTTGTCTGAACTCGGATTTGATCGAGGGTGGTCATGCCACCGTCTACTTTGGCGGTAAGCGCTGACTGACAAGGCGTACTCCCTGGGTGGTTCCATCTATCCCTCCATGCCTCCTAGCTCAACCATCTACGGATGCAGTTTATGCCAGACCCTCTGGGTCGACAACCCCCGATGCTGGCTGTGTGACCGGATAGGGCTCATCCACGGATTACCCATTGACATGGGTGGTCACCAGTAACAACCTGTGGTTCAATGGACTCATGACGACGGAGCATCGAAAAGCCCCCCGACGCTTCATCGAGGAGATCGAGCGAATCGGGGGTTGGGGGAAGGTCAAGTACCACCATCATTTGACCTGTGGGCACATCGAAATTCGGGATCGGGCATCTACTGCCCCCAAGCTGGGATGCGCTTGGTGCTTCAGAGCGTCCCAACGTGATGCGGAATTAAAAAATCCTATGGCTGGTGGCACAATCATCCCTTCGGCTATTGACTCCGGTGCCACGATGGGCCAAGATGAAATCGACATCGAACGAACGCGCGCAGCGCTCGCCACGGCGCTCTCAGTGCCTGCCGATGCCATCGACCTGATTGCCATCGACGCAGATGGGAGCCTAGAAATCCAGAACGCGTTGGTTTTTTTATCGGCTCATGATGTAATGAGACTTGCTAACCGAAAGGCATAAGGTGCTACAAAGCAGGATTCCCCTAGTCCCACCGGCTGAGGGAGCTTGCTTTGGTCAACCTACTGACTGGTGGTTTCCGGTTCGTCGCCGCAGTACCACACGAGTGGTCGTTACTGGTACCCGGAAAAACAGCAAGAAGGCCAGAGAAATCTGCCAGGGCTGCCCTAGCCGAGGACCGTGTCTGGAGTACTCACTTCACTACGAACCTCTAGGGATTTGGGGTGGTCTGGATGAGGGAGAAAGAGCGCTACTTCGAAGGGCCCGCAAGATCGCCGCCATTCGGGCGGAGAAGGTGTACATCCCTAAACTGGGTACACGCTCCTCCAACGGTCCACGATGATGAAGTACAACCACACCGCCGAGTTGTTGGGGCGCCTCAATGGAGTTACTGCTTCTAGCAACGGGTGGGAAGCTCGATGCCCCTGTCGCCAGGATGACCAAAATCCGTCATTGTCTATCCATGAAAAAGACGACGGTCAGATTTTGGTTCACTGCCACAGGTCTGCAGGAGCGTGTGGGGCAGCAGAAGTGGTTGCTGCGGTTGGTTTGACGTTAAGCGACTTGCGGCCAGATAAGAAAACGGACAAGACAGACTTTGATCCTCCCACTTACAAAAAGGCCAAGCCACAAAAACTAAAGTTTGTTTCCAAGTATCAGTATTTGGATTCTGACGGAACACTCCTATTTGAGAAAGTTCGATTCCTAGACGCAGATGGGAAAAAGACGTTTAGGCAACGTCGACCGGACGGTAACGATAAGTGGACTTACAAGCTAGGTAGCACGCCTAAGGTTCTTTACAACCTGCCTAAGGTGCTTAGACAGAAAGAAGATGGTCAGCCCATCTTCGTTGTAGAGGGGGAGAAAGACTGCGACACTCTGATCAATCTGGGTGCCTGTGCCACAACCATGCCGGGTGGTGCAGGAAAGTGGCTTGATCTACATACCGAAACGCTCGCGGGAGCAACAGTAGACATTATTGCTGATAACGATGAACCAGGACGGAAACACGCTCTCCACGTTTACGAAGAACTCAAAAAAGCGGGCTGCGATGTTGAGATTTTCCAGTGTCCAGAATCTAAAGACATAACTGACCATATTGAAGCTGGGGGTTCAACAACTGAACTCATAAAAATTGAGTTGGGGACACTCAAGTCTGAGTTTGCAGGCGAACCAACTCAAGAGGAATTGCAAGAAAATGAAGAAGACGACCTTCCACCCCCAACCCCGGAAGAGCTTGCCATAGAGGAAATACGTCAACTTCTTGACGATCCCAATAAAACTCCTTTACAAATACTCAACCGGACACAGTTACTTACTCAAATTCAGGACGACCTCGTCCTCAGGGATGAGGGCCGTTTAGTTGTCTGGGAGGAGTTTCTCGCAGAAGCCGTTAGTGACGAATATGACTGGCTGATCCCAGGACTCCTGGAACGCAAAGAACGCGTAATAGTAGTTGCAGCTGAAGGTGTCGGTAAAACCATGCTCGCTCGACAGGTTGCAATCTGTGCTGGCTTGGGAGTCAACCCGTTTACGTTCCAACAGATGCCACCTATCCGAACCCTCACCGTTGACCTCGAAAACCCAGAACGGATTATCCGACGCACCTCACGCAGTATTGTGGGTGCTGCGAAGTCCATGGGCTTTGAACGACACATGACAGCCCACCTGTTTATCAAGTCAGACGGATTAGATCTCCTCAATGCTTACGATCGCCTCCTGTTGGAACAACATATTGAAGAATCCCAGCCGGAACTTCTGGTCATGGGACCGCTGTACAAGGCTTTTCTGGATCCAGGAAACCGAACTTCCGAAGCGGTTGCGATCGAGGTTGCCAGATATCTGGACACGCTCCGCAACGTCTACGGAATGGCTCTGTGGCTTGAGCACCACGCTCCCCTAGGTACGTCTATGACCAGCAGGGAACTCAGACCATTCGGATCAGCAGTCTGGTCAAGATGGCCAGAATTTGGCCTTGCTTTACAACCTGATCCCACCCATATGGGAGAATATGTGTATGAAGTCAATCACTTCAGGGGCGCCCGTGACCAACGCTATTGGCCTTTGAAAATGAAGCGTGGTACGAAATTCCCATTCGAGGTAACCGAGTTTATGGACGTGACTTGATGCCAATCAAAAACCTATTTTTTGGAGCCATCTTTTCTATTAGTGCTTCCATCGTTGCTGGTGGTCTTATCGGCGACTGGTGGGCTCTGGCACTGCTCATCCCGGTAGGAGCCATCCTGGGATGGAAGGTGGGCGACCGTATCTAATGGCTGAATCCACGAGCAAGGCGCTAACCAGAGAATTTCTCGCAGAACGTGACCTTCGCATGTTCAAAATGCGGCAGGGCGGTGTGGCTTCCCAGGAGATTGGTCGACGTTTCGGCGTCTCGACCTCTGTCGTGTCAAAAGCCATCGGTCGTCAATTGGAGCGCCTCAACCGTGAGGCCCTTATGGCCTATCCGGAAGTTCTCCGGATGGAGCTTGAACGTCTTGATTCTCTTCAGGCCGCAATCTGGCCAATGACACAGCATCGTCGCGTATCTCTTGACGACGGTACAGAAATTTCTGTGGAACCAGACATGAAAGCCATTCAGCAAGTCCTTTCAATTATGGACAGACGGTCAAAGCTTCTTGGTATGGAAAACAACAATGTTTCCATCCATATGGACCTTTCAACCAATCTGTCAGAGCCAATCAGGGTTTCAATGGTCGGGGAAGATGGCGCAACTCCGATAAGCACCTTCTCGCCAGAAAATGAGGCTCGTGAACTTCTGGAGTTGATGGCAAAAAGCGGCGTACTCCCGGAGGAAGACGTTGATCAGATGTTAGGGAAACCCAAGCTGAGCCTGGTTGATGACAAAGACATCGTCGACGCTGAGATCGTCGATCCTCCCCTGGATGACGAAAAATCAGAATAGACTGATATACATGGCTGACGAAAGCTTTGTGCCAACAAGCTCCTATCTTCCAAACCTCGACAACGAGGAAGAGGAAGAGGCGTCCCCGCCCGAGGACTTAGTCGAAGAATTGGCTGAGATGGAAGCCATAGAGCAAGAGCTTCTAGAAATGACTACACCTCATCCAGACATTCGAATTGCTGAACCAACTCCGGTATACAGTCCGCTTGAAGCAGCAGCGGCTTTAGCTGACACTATCCGGCAGGACAATATCGAAGCGGCAATGGACAAGGTGGCTGAAACCCTCGAACCCAAAGTTTCTCAGAAAGTCAGCGACGACGACGGCCCTGCCGACAAGCAAATTCTTATTCGTTCAACCCAGAGGGATCACGAACGCTGGAAGCTTGCCGCAGAGCGTGAAGGTAAATCAATGTCTGCGTTTATTCGCGAGTTGGTCAACTCCATGGTGGCAGAAGTATTGGATTGTTCTCACCCAATGGAATTCCGACAGCAATACGCATGGCAGGAGACCTGCCTGAAATGTGATACCCGACTATGGGAAGCAAACGAAACCCATCTTCAAAACCGAAGGTGATTGAGCTTCGGCCTGCCGAGAAGTACGCATTCTGTCTTGAGTGTGACCGCTTCAAGAGGTTCACTAAGCGTTGCAGCGAGTGTGGGTGCTTCATGCCTCTAAAGGTCAGGGTCCCAGGGCTCCACTGTCCTATCGAGAAGTGGTGACGTATCTCACTTGACCGGACATGCTCCACCGTTGCACTCGTCGAGATCAAGTTCGTGATCCCCGTTATCTTGAGCTAGAGGAACAGAGAAGTCGATCTTGGCAAACGTCTTCTCATATTCCTCTTCAGTGATTTCCTCGTAGGGCGGTAGGGGGAAGTTGTGGTCGGTGTGGAGCAGGAAAGATACCGACTTGATGGACTTGGTGTAGTTGTTCTTCAACCACGCCTTAATTTCCTTGAGTTCTCCCTTGCGGTAATAGACGGTTACCGACACACAGTTGTCAGCCCAGTCGGTTTGCATCCGCTTGACCCATTCCAACTGCTCAACTGCAGTGAGTTCGGAAGCCAAAGTTGCATGTTCTGGGGACTTGCAGGGGAATTCAACGACGTATGAGGTGTGGTCTTCCCGACCATCAAGCCCAACGTCATACTGGACCTTGTAACCGCGCTTGCGGCAGGTATCTACGAGGGGATCTGTCGAACGGAACCGAACACGCCTGATGTAGAACTTGGCGTATGAGGGGTGTATGCCTGGTGTAATCCCTGGGAGTAGCGACAGCGTCCCTGAGGGTTGAATCGTGGTCAGCCGGACTGAGCGGGGAAGGCCCTTCTTCTGAGATTCGCGTTGATCTAATTCGTCCAAGAATTCATAGACCCGTGGTAGCCACTTCAGTTGTTTCTCATCACATTGAAGCACACCGGTTATCGACTGGCCCAACCTGGAGTTCTTTCGGACCATGTTCGTGGTCTTTTCAAACGGGTAGTCCAGTCGCGTAATCGCTTTCTGCGTTTTGTACAGAAGTTGGGAAATTTCTAACGCTTCTTTGAGCGAATCGACATTCGGGAGAAAAATCGTCGCCAAGTTACACGACTCCCCGTCCCCCAGGGCGATCTCTGCGCAGGGGTTAAACCCCTCAATGCTGTTATCTGTCTTCGCCTCTCCGAGCCTTCCAACCCGGCGAGCCAGTTTCCTATTAACAAGTCCATACGGCTCTCCACTCCCGTCATACCCTTTCCAAAGCTCGGGCATGATTTCATCAAACGAATCGGCATAAATTGAGTTGTTGCTACTCGACCGCCAAGCTGGGACGTTGCCAGTTCCCCAGTTTTTGGCACGAAGGAAAAGCATGTCGTCAGGGTCGCCAGTCGCAATCTGAGCTGACCTGCGTGAGGATCCCGAAACAACGATCCTTCCAATAATGTTGCAAATATCGAGTACATCAACGCTCCGGACCTTCTTGCCGACCCGGTTATCCAGAACGCCACAGATGTCCTTCAATCCGTCGATAAGCGCTCCCGGGCCAGAAGCAGTACCGCCGAAGGTCTTGAGCTTCGCCCCGAACTCGCGAACCAGGATCGTCGAATAGGAAAAGGACTTGCCGGTCTCGAAGTACGATTTGAGGACCGCATGCAACATCCGAGACCAGCCATGCCGTGAGTCGGGCACGATGATGTCGGCGTCGTTGGTGCGCTCGTGGGTGATCTCCACGCCAGCTTTGACCTTGGGGAGGTCGTGGATCTTAGCCCTCTCGACTGAATAACCAACACCGCCGCCGAGCATGAGCATGTCGAAGATGAATTCGAAGTCCTCGATGGTTTCGATGTTCGTGTAGTAGCAGTTGTTGAGGCTCGCACCGTTGAGCGTTTGAACTAACGGGGTCCCTAGCTGCCAGAGGGCCCGTCCAGAAAATGAACACTTCAGGTTAAACATCAAGTCGAAAAGGCGCTCTACCTCGTGCTTGGTGTAATCAACGCCGATCTCGTCGGCACCATTGATTACTCGCTGCAGGGTTTCTGGCCAGGTCTCGACCGTGTTGTCTCCCTTGGAACGGCTGTAGATTCGGAGGAACACAATTTCGCCCATGCCGCCAAATCCCCATGGGGGCGTCTTGTCGGCGTAAGTGTCTACAAATTCTTGGGTTAGCAGGGTCATCGATAGTTTTCTGTGGGCTCGTGATCGGGTGGGGCATACCGATTGTAGCGAACCAGAAATTACTGAAACCGTTAAATTAATCCCAAGTTTTTGGCTTCTTCGAGTGGGATGTGACGACCTTTTGCGTATTTGAGCACGGTGATCACAATACCCCCCGCAATCTGACGTTCTTCAGTTACATCTTCTTCAACTAGATACGTCTGAGTCTCATTCAGAGAGTCTATTGAATTCCACCCAGAAATATGGTCGGGCGGTTCGGGGCCATTCTCGCCGACACAATTACCAGTGGGGTCTCCACAGACTGGACACGCCATTGGACCGGCACGAAGTATATCGATGTTGTACGGGCCAACGCGAATGCTCTCAGACATGCGTTGCTCGTAAGCGCCATCCGGGGGGTATCCGACCATTCCTTGATGGTACACCCACTTTTACTTCTGAACGCCTGGGCGCCCAGCGCCCATAGAAGGAGGGGAAGAAGGGTTCGTGAAGGAAGGGGTGACGAATGTCACGCAAAGAAAATGGGACAAACAACGCAAGAACTCTGACTGGGGAGACATGTCTATAAGTAGCGACCGGATTTTATGTCCGGCCCACAACAGGAAGGGCAATACCGATGCCAGACATGTCAGAACAGGACGCCTTCGATATCGAAATGACCGGAGGCGAACCGCTCAGCGACTCAACCAACCACGGTTGGGGTTTCGAGCTGAGTGTAATGAAGCGCGAAATCGAGCTAAACCAGAAATGGACAGAGTGCATGCACGAACTCAGGGGAGAGGTAAAACTCCTCATAGAAGAGCGAACCGGAGAATACGACGAGGACGATGAAGAGACCCTGTGCCTGGCAGGCGCAATGCTCGATGCCGTTATGAGCCTCAGGGTCGTTAGTGGATCGATCTTCAAGAGGATGGGGGAAATCGCAGACGAGATGTGCAAGTCTCGAAGCATATGTCTTTCGGAATACGAGGAGAACGGACAGCTTCG